TTAGCCTAGAAGCCCCAACGCTGAGTTGGGCGCCTGCTTTGCTTGAGCAAGAACGGAGCTAGATGCTTGAGACAAGATCTGAGCTTTTGTTAGTGCTGTAGTTTCTTTGGCGAAATCAGTATCTTTGATTCGGCTCTTAGACGCATTTACGTTTTCGTTAATGTTATCTAAGTTGTTGATCGCATGGCTGAATCGATTCTGGAAAGCACCAAGTTCTGCACGGTGGCTATCCACAAATTTCAACGCTGAATCGACAATCGCAACCGCTTCTTGAGAGCCTGCAACCGTAGTGACATCGATAGTATCAACCGTTACCGCTTGGGCTGGGCCCATGCTCAATTCACCAGCCAGTGCCCCACCGAATGTCACATCACCGGTGACACGGTTATTATCAGTAAAGACTTGTAAGTTACCATCATCTCCAACAGATGCTTTTACCATATCAGTCTGACCGTTGATGTACGTAGCCAGCTCTTCAATATCATCACCTTCTTTCGCATTTATTGTGATGTTTTGTTGTTCACCAAATACATCTGTCAGTGCAATAGTCAAGTCATTGGAACCTGCTTGTACGGCCCAGTCTTTGTCTTTGGCATTGGCTGCAGAATAGCTATTACCACCCATCATGCTGTTGTCACTACGCATGTTGTTCAGTGTCAGCATAACTGCTTCACCATTGTCAGCACCAATCTGGAATGACTTAGTTGAGAATGTACCGTTCAGTAGCTTGTTACCACCGAATGAAGTGGTTTCAGCAATACGGTTCAGCTCGTCGTTCAGTGCAGTGATCTCTTCCTGAATCGCAACACGTTCAGACTTAGAGTTCGAGCCGTTTGCAGATTGTAGTGACAAATCACGCATACGTTGCAGAATGTTAGTCGTTTCATTCATAGCACCTTCAGCTGTCTGCGCCATGGAAATACCATCATTCGCGTTACGTACAGCAACGTCTAGACCTCGGCTTTGTACATTCAAACGGTTAGAGATCTGCAAGCCTGCTGCATCATCTTTAGCACTGTTGATTTTAAAACCAGAAGATAAACGTTCCATTGAGGATTGCTGTGCATTAGATGCGCTATTTAGGTAGCGCTGCGCAGTCATTGCCGCAACATTCGTGTTTACATTAACCGCCATAGTGGTTACTCCTATTGATTTTCCGTAGATCGGAAGTTTCGAAAGGTTTCCGACGTCTCGGTAAACCAAGTTCTCTCAAAGTAACCTTATTAGCGACGATAAAATGATTATCTTTAGAGCAATTTTAAAAATTCCTACGAAAACTAGGGAGAAGAGTAAATATGTTGATCAAATCAGCAGATATGAAATCTATTGCTAAAGTTTTTGCTAAAACAGCCGGGGAGTGAGGGGTAAAAGGGTGTTTGTTTAAGAATAGCAGAGGTAGGCTAGCCTGTATAACAGGCAAAAGAAAAGCCCCTTTTCAGTGACTTTACATTTAAAACAATAAATATCAAACACTTAAAATAAAATAAAAATAACGATGGCGGCAAAGTGGCGACGGAGTAATTCAAAGATCTGGTTTTGGTGATTGTTTAGGGACGTGCTTTCTTAAAACAAACTCTTCGCCTTTGTACTCTATGTAAGGGAATGGGTACACAAAATACGCTGTCGCTTTGCAATTGGAACAACTATGAGGCCACTGGTTTGCACGAGGTTCTTGTGAACTGTCTACTCGATACACTCCTTTCTGGCAGTTATCACATTCGAATTCTACCAGCTCAACGGTTACTGTTTTTTTCTTCTTCATGACTCATTTATACCGCTTAACTCGTTTTTCAATTTTGAAAAAATGACATTGAGCCTTAATACGCCCTCAGCCCTTTCCCAATGTGGCTTTAGCTCGCTAACACCTGATCACTGAAATTACACAACAGATCATTAAAAACCATGACCAAATCTAGAACAACCATTAAATATCAACAACTTGCACCAAAACCAAACCACAACACCCGATCTTTTAACGCGATCTTTTTTCAATTTTGATCAATTACTGAAATTCAATATACGGCGATTTGAGGCGCTTTTCCTGTTATTGAACCAATGGCTAGCCCCTTTGCTACATAAGGCTTGAGGCAATGATACGACTTCGCAGTGAGGCTATGGAATTGCGCATCTTCAAAAGTGCGAAAAAAGTGGTACAAAAACCTCGCAGGCGGGTGTAGAGGAGCGCGGATTAGGTGGGTGAATGGCTCGATTTGGTGAACTGAGTGCGCACGGTCCTATATATGGCAGGCAAAAGAAAGCGCAGCGTGATGCTGCGCGTGGTCAATGTCGGTGGTTATTAGCTGTTGACTAGTTCTTGGTGATTGGGTCTAGTCTCCCTTTAAGCGATTCGCTATCGCTGCCATGACCTGTGATTGCGCCTGATTGGTTAGGCGCTTGGGTTGATGCGTTGCCCGGCATTATGCCCGGGTGAGTGTGATTGGCTAGTGTGTCGGCGAGTTCTTTGACTACTTGCATAAGTTCAGAGAGCAATATCAACACGTTTTCTTGCTTTGAGCCTACCCATGTTTTGGGTGCTTGAAGCCATTGGTGATCAGCGGCGATGCTTCTACGCTGTTTACCGATTGTTTCTATCAGCTCTCCCGCTGTTGCAACGTGCATGTTACCCAGTGAACCAAGTTCTAGGTTGTCACCCGCTAGCAGTTCAATCGCACCTAAAGCTTCTATGACCTTTTTGCCTACGATGTTCTCTACGCTGTGTTGGTCAACGTTGAGGGTATGAGTGCCAAAGTTCGCTTGGTAGTGGGTGGCTTGGTCTTGCTTTCGGTAGGCCTTATGTTCTTGCTGTTGGTCAGTTTGCTCGGTGGTGTTGCCTGCGGCGTCTACTCGTTTGCTAACCTCTTCACGCTGTTGTTGAAGCTGTTCACCTGGTTCTATGGTTGGTAAAGCAAATTCACGGCCATAGACTGCCCTAATAATTGGCCTATCGTTGCGACCATAGGCAAAAGCAATTTCAACGATAGTTCCTTCGAGTGGATACCCCATCAATCCAGATTCATGGCCCGTCATTGTGATAGGAAGAGGAATGGATTTATACAAAGGTACTTTCGCGTCAACTTGCATGTTTTCATCAAGCAACTGAACATCCACTGCATATCGTGGGCGGAATGGGTCATTAATATCACCTGATTGAGAATCATCGCGCACCGCTTTGATTTGTCCGAATCTTGGGAGATGATGACCGGCAGCAAGCTCAGGAAAGTTCCTTAACGTCTCTTGCTTCTTCTGGGGTAAATCGCTTTTCCCCTCTTCCCAATGAATGGTCATCTCATCTTGAATTAGGTCTAAACGCTTAACACGTTGACCATTGACCAATGCAGCAGGGCGCAAAACAGGTAAGGGCGCAAAACTGACTGTATTTGCTGCTCGGTTGGTGGTGAGTTCACTTCTGAGCGTGACGTTCTTATCAAAGTAATGGCAATGCTCAAACGCACCAACGTAAATGGTTTGGTCTGTTTTCTGGTACCAGATAAAGTCTGGAATGTTGAACGCTTTACCAATGGCCTGTAAGCACTGGTAACCCGTTCCTTGGCTGGTAAAGTTCGGAATTGGCTTGTCGGTATAGTCGGCGTTCTCTGGCAGCGCAAACTGCAAGCCAATTTTGTCACTTAGGGCAACAAGTACCTGGCGCATAGTCGCGTGCTCGATGGCAACGGGCCAAGGCTTATTGAGAATGCAGCAATGCTCTTTAACCAATACTTTATGACTGCCATTGTGGGCAGGGAACACCTTTTCGACAGTACCTTCAAACCAGAGTTTTGTTTTTTGGTCGTAGCCAATATCGAGCTGCACGTGATCAAAGCGATTGGGTGCTGTTTCATGCTGATAAACAAAGATGGCAGAGCTACCCAAAGAGTGATGAAGGCTCACGCTATTTTGAGAGAGTGTTACTTCATTTCCCGCAACAAATAGGCGTTTTTCTAACTTCATTTAAGCGCCTCTTCACTTTCCAGTAGGGCTTGTTGGTGCTGCGTGTTTTGAGTTTGAGTCGGTGGGTTGTTGGCTTGGGTGCGCTGCTCGATTTTCTCGGCTACTGAATTATGTTCGCGCATCGAGAAGCTCACCTCCCACGCTCTAAGCGAATTATGCTCAGAGGATGACAACTTGCCAAAGAACTTGGCGTTACGAACTCGGTATAACTTGGCATCTCGGTTACTGATGCGAAACACTTTGCGATTGCCGTTTTCGTCTTTCATCGAGAAGGTGTCATAAAGTGCCGTTAGATCTGCTTCGCGTTTAAATGGAATAGTACCCGCAACAGAAATCACCACGCCTTTGTCACCCTGTTCGGATGAATGGGTAGAGGACGACTGGCCGCTCATATCTTTGTCTTTGTATTGCTTCGAGCAGCTCACTTTCATATTGTCAATTGGGAGTAACTTGCCATCTAAACTAAGCATTCAACAACTCCTCAAAAAGGTTAGCGGCTTATCACTGAGCAACAGGCTCATGATGGTGTATTGGTGATTGGCTGGCACATCGGTGTTTTTTAGTTGGCTAGCCATGCTATCTAGTGAGCCAGTAAACTTGGCTGACCAAACGCTGCCGTTTAAGGCTTTGAGTGCGTTGATTTGCGTTTTTAGCTCAGCCATTTTTGCGCTGCGTTTAGCAGCTAACGCTCCCAACTTACCGATCACATTAGTCGCATCACTGGCGAGTGATTCAAGGGTGGCAATTTGCCCTGCTTGAAAATATTCGTATTCATACAACGGCTGCGCATTGACGGTTGCCTGTGGTTTAAAGCGAGGCTGAACAATCGGCGCAGGCACGTGCATTTTGCTGTGCTCATTGGTGGTTAATGTTTGGGCTTGTCTCGCTGTTTGCATCCAGTCAGGAAAGTGAAGTACAGCAGTGACGCGAGCAAGTTGATTGGCAAAGCTTACTAGGTCCGACGCGCTAACCATTACCGCAAGACAGTGAGTACTCGTATTTGGCCTATGGGTGTCTATTTGGTCTTGTATCTTTGCGGCTAGCGTATCTCGCGCTTGTTGAGGTGTTAGAACGCAGCCAGACTCTAACCGCTGCCCGACTTCAAACTGATAAGGCGTTGCTGAGATGATTGAGCCCTGCTCGATGAGTGATTCAAGATCACTACGTAAACCGAGTAATGCTTCAGCATCCGAACTTAAAGCGTGACGCCCATAATTGGCGTCACTTTCTAATGGGGTTAAGCGGCTAACTGCATCATTCATCGTTGTTCCGATTTGGTCTATTACCTGTTCGGCACTGATTTGAATTGCTTGTGAACTGCTTGGCCAACTGAGTGGGGATTGTTGCCACATATGCTCTCTTGACCTTAAACTAGACCGGACAACTTCGGACGCTCACCGAATGGAAAAACTTCCGTGTTTGGGTATTCACTCAAAAGCTTTCGGTCAGATGCCAGTTTGAGATAGTCCTCCTCTGTTTTGATGGGGACGTTCTTAGCTCAACAGGTAAAGGTTGGTCATTGCGATACTGCTCCATCCGGTCGAGCACCTTGTTAAGCTCAGTATCACGCCACTTGCGCTCTTCTGCCGTTTTGATTCGCTTGGCTGTCTCTGCCAGCTCTTGCTCGGTAAATTCCGGCTTAGGCTCGTTTCCATCGTTTCGCCAAGCTTGATATTCAATCCAATCGGCGTTTGAGTCACTTTCTGGAATATAAGCGGAATCACTCAGGCGAACGACACCATGTTTTGCTAGTTGGTACATATTTCCCCCTTAAAAATCTGCATCCGCGGTTGCACCATAAACATACATATAGGTGTTCGTATCACCTAGCGTTGCATTTTGCATAATCTGATACTGACACCCGTATTCGCCCACCATCTCCCAGTTATGAATTGACGCATTGCAATGCACGGTCACAGCGCTCATCGTTGGAGCAACCCTCTTTTTCACTTTAAATAAAAAAGGTATAGCGAATGGGTGAGAGTTAGCCAAAATCAATGAGAACATGTTACGACTGTCACCAAATGACGGAAGGGCTCAAAATAACGCTGACATAGGAATAGCTCCACACCTTCTGTTCTTGACTCAAAGTCGGTTGCCATGTCATTCACTTCAACTTGCACCCCACAAAGCCTAACCTTATCCCAAGCCTGTCCCGCTCTAGAATGAAATTCACAAACCATATGCCCTGTTGCATCAATCACATTGGGTATCATTACAGTAAAGCTGTGACGTTTCCATTCAGTAGTAACGGCAATTGATTCACCATTAGGGTGCAGGGTGACATTATTAGCGGTATTTGATGACGGGATGTGCAACCCACACAGTAAATCCATCGCGGAATCCGCTTGAATAAAATACGATACCGTCACTTTTTTACCGCGCGTGGCTTTATAACCGTCTTCAAGCCAGTTATAGATACCAAAGCCCAAACCCGAATGACTAACTGCAGTCGCTGTTACTTGCATCACATCACTGTCAGGCGCAGACTCACCAAGAGGCCTATTCTCTGAACTCTCAACTGTGACCGTCGGAGTGCCTTCGCCGCGTAAACCCCAACGGTCAAAAGGCGCATACGTCCGGGCTGCAATTTGCCTTTGCGTCACTTCTGGGCGTTGTTTCGCTTTAAAGTTGCCATTTAGCAATAAGTTCTTGTTGGTTTGCTTTTGCAGATGCTCATCAAGCGACGTGTTGTTGTGGTAAATATTCCCTCACCACGAATTGGAAAGCGGGCATAAATTTCACTTTGAACGTTATTTGTATTAACTCGAAGGGGAAACGATGTTCCCGCTCCATCTGAAAAGGCTTCTAAGTGAACTAGGGCCGACGATTGTGATCCCGATTCATCATGGATTCGATAGAGAGCATGACCACCACGTAACCAAACCACCACGCCGCCAGTAGAAAGCTGCATACCTGCTACCATTGACGAATAGGTTTCATGAAACTCAATAATTCGAATGGACTGGTCATTCCCACCCCAAATTCCATCACCTGCCCATTCCCAAGACAGTGTTAGCCCCCTCGGTGTGTTGAGGTGTGCCAAGAGTCTGGAGCCGCCCAAGAATAATGGCGACTAATGGAATACCTTGCAAACATATACAAAGCACGTCCACCAATCGACACTGGATAGTAGGTATCAGCATCTCCCCAACTACAATATCAATGTATTTGTTGTTTAAACCTTCAGAAGCAAACGTCCTTACACTATCAACATCACTGCGCTTAGCGAGGCCATCCTTAACCCGCCAATCAACCACAGAACCATCGGCATTAATTCCAGCCAGTTTAGCGACATAGTGCTGGTCACCGTTACCGTCCACATAATCAGTTAACTCGGTTTCAGAAACTGCAATAGTGACTTTGTTTTCCCAAGCTGACAGCGCAGTACCTTGGCGAACAACATCGACATACAAACCATTGGGTTTGGTGGTGATGGTTTGCAGAATTTCACCTGATAACACCCCACGTAAACCGCCAACATACACCACTCCGGGAGTGATTTTGTATTTGTCTGGGTCAGGCTGTTGGGTCACGTCGAATCCATCCACAAAAGCCGTGTGCCCATAGTTATCTAAACAGGCCAAGCGGTGGTCTTCTTCAATACCTTTTAAGCGAGCTTGGTAGTCAATTTGCCAGGTAGCAGCATCGACGGTAATCCCTGCAATTTGGGCAGCACCACTATATTGCTGAGCGAGTGACTTAGTGCTCGCCATGCCGTTTTCTTTGGTTTCGTCGGCTTTGTGCACCACAATGCCACACGAGTTAGGCACATTCTTGTCACGCAGGTAAATAGCGTTAAAGGTAAACTCTGCTTCACTCGCAGGAACAACCACTGAATAAACCAGAACGTTGTCGCCCAGTTTACCCACTTGGTCGATGTTTTGTTGATGAACCCAAAGTGACACATCCGGTAAACCTTGGCTTCGGTCAATGGGTTGGCTTGGGTCTAGGTTGGGAATGTAGGCAAAAATCATTTCGTTCATGTCTGGCGCTTTACCGACACTGATTTGATTTTGCATGTATTTCTCAAACTCTAGAGGGATTGCCGTTTGGCTCATGTTGCCTCTCCTATTCAGCCTTTAGAGGCTTGCAATAAATAGCTGTTGTTGATGTTCAATCGGTTGTGGCTTCATCGTCAGTTCAACCGCTATTTTCGATTCAGCAGAAAACAGGCTGAAATTATGCGAGAACTCACCACTGGCGATGGTTAACATTGTTGGGAATGTCACCTGAAAGCGGTAGCGACGACAGGTTCTGCCGTACTGCTCGATCAGGGTTTGCACTAACTTAGTGTTGTTAGAGATGTCGCCATCGGTCAGTTCAATGGTGCACACATCCCACTCAATAGCACTTTCACGCTCTTTGAACGCGACAATGCCGATACCAAGACGCTCAAAAATACGCTTAAACCCTGCCACGCTGCCTGCGTCTTTGGCATTGATGAAGGCGAACTTCACACGCTTACGAAATAGGTCGAGCGGCTCACCATCAAAACGGGTGATGTCTCTATCCCATGCCATGAGCTCTAGATTCTTTTCGCTACAGGTGAGCGCATCTTGCTGCTTAAGTGGATAGGTCATCCAGTCATATACGCGAAGCCAAAAGCGTTTCACACCTTGGGTTAACCAGTACGGTTCTTTCTTCTCATCAGGGATGGACTCGCCATCTTGCCACCAAGGTAAAACGATTTTGATCATCTCTGGGATATTCATACGCCCACCTCATTGATGGTTAGGTTTTGTAAACGAGGCTGCTCAAGTGCTGAGACAATATCTTTCTGTACTTCGTTATCGACGATGAAACGCACCGATTCTACCTTGTCCATGTCTTCATGGATTTCTTTACCAAGCTTCGAGAGTGAAAAGCGGCTTTGCGGAGCAGCTCGCGTCACGTTCTGGTGCGCTGATGACTCTCTAAACGCGGCGCGAATACGGTTTTCTACTTGCTGCTTTTCTATGGTTTTGGTTTCGTCATTTAGGTTAGCGATGAATGCCACCTCAGTAACCATTATCACATTCTTATCTGGAATGGCTTTACAGGTCAGCACGTCACCGTGGCCGTGATGACCCTCATCCATGATGTGTTGATTCAATTGGTCAAGGATGCTTTGTGGCGTTTGGCCTACTTCCATCAGAATGTATGCGATCGCGGTACCAGGCTCTACTTCACCCGTGTTTTTAAAAAATACGTTGTCGCTTCGGATGCCTGCCACGTTGGTAATGATGCTGCGATACACATCATCAATATGCCAAGCGCCCGAACTGGTGAAGGCGTTTTGTAAGCGAAGGGCCAGTTCGTCGTCGGCTTCTTCATCTGCGCCTAATTGAGTAATGTAGTCCGGTTGGTTCTCGGCTGAGACAATCCCGCTAATCTCTTCAGGAATAATGCTGTAATAGCCGGCAGACAAATTGAATGCTTGGCCTTCGAATTCGGCTTCACATAGAACCTTGCCCGTTGCCTCACCTGCAGCAATCACGGTTTCATTAATTACCAACACGCGATAAACCACACCATCAATAGGAGGGCTTTGAATAATAGAGCCTGCCGCAATAGTGCTTTCATCTGCGTTGTTGGCTTTAGTTAAGGTGATGTGACCTTGCATTTTTACTGCAGGCTTTGGCTCTACATCGAGTTCCCATGCTTTTAGCTCTAAAGCCCAACGAACGGCAGTAGCAACAAACATGTTTGGTAAAACATGCTTCGCTAACAAGGTTGTGATGAGCCAATACACTGGAGACACAACCGCCGCTTTCACCCATCGCCAAAACGGGCTCATTTCAGAGTCGTTTGATATCTCGCTACCTGCCCCTTTTACGTCTTGCTCAAGTTGATCGGTTATCTCAGCTTCTGTGGTCGGAATGCCTTCTTGTTTTAGAATTTCGACAAAGTCGACTGTTGGCCTTTTCATTCGGTTACCTCGATATCAAGACTTTGTTCATGGTCGAATGCTTTGGCGGTAAGCTCGATGGTTCCTGCGCTTGTTTCATTCGCATATGCGCTACCTGGTATTACTCGATAGTCTTGTTCGGCAGCTTGTTCGATTTGCAACAGAACATCAGCACGCAGTGTTGGGTTACGTTCAGCAACAAGCTTTCGCGCTAGGCCACTTTCCATAATGCGGTGTTTCACATCTTGAGCGATGCTGTATAAGTCACTGGCTTGTTCTGGTTGTTGGCCTGCGTCTACTTGCCAACCACCTTCTACCACTTTGATGTCGATGTACTTTTTGTCAGCCATTAGACAACGCCTCCCACTCTTCTAATTGTTCTGGGGTGAACCCGCCTTCGGCTGTGATGTACACTTCGCCAATGTGAGTTTGGTTGCCTGCCATACCTGACGGTTTTGGCGCGGTGATGTTTTGCACCATTTGCGGCGGTAGTTTCGCGTTACTTTGAACGTTAGCGTTTGGTGTAAATTCTTCTGACGTCGGAATTGGCTTGCGTTCGGCTTTTTCGGCTACGGTCGCCGCTTCGATTTCTGGGCTACCGGAACTGCTAAGATCAATATCAATGCCCGGTATCATGTTGAGTTTGTCGATCACCCAATCAATGGTGTCTGACAAAAACTTGAATACGGCGGTGTCACCAAACGAGGCTTTAAGATCATCCCACCAATAAATCATGGCTCCCACTGCAGCAATTAATCCGACGATACCTGCAACTACCCATGTCATTGGATTCGCCCACAATGCTGCGTTAAATAGCCAAGTAGATGCTGTCATTGCGATGGTGCTGATTCGCAGCAATTTAAGAACGCCATTTAGTGCGCCCATAGTGACAGCCCAACCGCCACTCATCATTTGGCCGATACCCATTGCTAGGGATAAGCCTGCAATCACACCTCCTAAAGAGAGTGCAGCAATCGCGGCATAGCCTAAAAGCTCAGTAAGCCATGGAAATTCATCAGTCCAGCCCGTGATATAAACTAGGCCATTAGCCATCGAGCCCACGACCGCATTAATGGAAGGAAGAATGGCACCAAACACAGCAGCACGAACGGCAAACCAAGAGGATTCGAGTCGCTCCCATTGGTCAGTCATTTTAGAGGCCATCATCTCAGCCTGCTGAATGCCTTGTATTTTACCAAGTTCATCAACTTGTTTGGTCAAAGAGCCCGTTTTGTCTTGTAAGTTTTGAATCAGTTTGACCGCTTCACCGGAACCAAACGCATCTTTCAAAACTGCGAACTGTTGATCATCACTAAGATAACCGACTTGAGTTTCTAGCTTGTCTAGGATTTCTACCATAGGTAGCATTTTCCCAGCACTATCAAAGAACGACACACCAAGCTTTTCTTGCGCGTTCACTGCACCTGATAAGAAGGCTGTATATTTAGTAGCGGCTTCACCACCTCCCATACTTGCACCAAGAGAGCCAAGAATCGCCATTTGTTCGGACATATCCACACCAAAGGCAGTAGCAGATGCACCTAGTCGGCTAAATGCCTGAGCCATCTTGTTACCATCGGTCTTGAACATCTCTACCGATTTCGCGGTCATCCCTGCTACCTGAGCCGCCCAATCAGCCTTACCTATCTTCTCCGCTTGTGTTTCAAAGATTCCATACATGGTACCCATGTAATCTGTAATGGTTGATGTATCAGCTTTGGTTGCTGCGGCTAGGATTGCTGAGCTTTCGGTGATTCCAGAAAGTTCACTACCTGATAGGTCACCCATGGCTGATTTAATATCATAGGATGCATTAACAAAATCAGTCGCAGATTTACCATATTCAGCAGAAAAGCTTAGTGCTGTTTTGGCAAGTTGATCCAAATCATCTTGAACTACCCCGAGCGAAGCAACCTCACCGAGCTTTCTATCCATTTCGATGGCAGGCATTAATGCGTTTTGCACAGCAAAGCCAGCCGCTACGATACCCGCAGTACCGTAGCGACATTTTGTAACCCTTGCTTACCTAAATCCGTTGCGGCAGTCATCTCTTTGGTGATGCCTTGCAAGGGTTTAGTCACCTGATCAATCAGGCTCATTTGCATTAATAGCTTTTCGTTCATGCTTACCTGCTATTGAAAAGATTGGCGATCGCGGTTTGCACTGCCGCCTCAGTTCGCTGCCTTTCTCGTTTTTCTAGCCACAAAGCTCTGGCTAAGTTCTGCGGATCATCCCCTTCATGGGGCAAGTAAAATCGGCGCAGGGTGAACGCTTGCTCGATACTGTTCTGCTCGATGCGTTCAACCCGCTCGTTTAGTTTTTTAGGGTAATGGTGATACCGCCCTTCGCGGCTTCACTAACTTTCTGATAAAGCTCCATTGTTAAGTGCGGAACAGTATCTAAATAACCCTTTAGTTCGTCTCTTTGCTTGCTGTCGACGCTACGGGTTAGGTAGGTTCGCGCTGGTACCACTTTGTCATGAGGCATTACTTCATTTGAATAGTTGTTCGCATCCGTCACGCTTGGCGTGAATGTGAAATCTGTGGTTCCAACTGTCACGACAACAGGTTTTAGAGTAAAAGCAGGTTTTGAAGACATGGTCTTATCCTTTGTTGTTAGGCAGCTTGGCATGTTGCTCAGCTCGCCAGTTTAAATAATCTTGTGCTTGGTCGGCGCATCTCCCTAGCGCGTCTTTCAACCGTGGTACATCTTCGGTTGCGATCTCGGGCCATGTGCCTTTGACGTTCGGTTTATCACACGGTACGACTAACCCAGCAGGCGGCAATTGAACAATGACTCGCGTTTCAACCGCATCAATACGGCTGCTGCAACCGCTCAGTGACACTAAGAGGAATATGGCACTCAGTTTCCAGTAGCTCGGTTTCCAGTTGGTCAATTTGTTCATGTAGCTGCCTTTTGTCTTGCTGCGCTTTTTGGGCGCGACTGACTAATAGTTCATTAAGTTGATGTTGGTCTTGTCTCAACGTTTCAATGGTTTGTTGGCTTGTTTGGTTAGCAGCTTTGGCAGTGTCTAACCTGGCTCTTAGCGCGGCTTGCTCTGCTTTACTTGCCTTGAGTAGTAACCACATGGAAGTCATCGCCACTATTGCCACCGCCAACAATATCCATTTAGCCCACTTCGATGCACCGAGCATATTCAACACCCCTTCGTTTAATTAGGCCGTTGTATTTCTTGCCGCCGCTGTACACCCAACGCTTTAACTGCTCACACGCTTTCGGGTATTCGCCCTGCATAATGTGTTTGTAAATCTGGGTCGCACTGCCATTCGCGTTGCGTCTGAACTTGGTGCATCCGGTATTGAAGGCAAAACTGGTAAAGGCATCGAACTGGCCTTGAGTCATGGCAACACCGGATATGCTTTCTGCTTTGCTAATACACCACTCGGCACTTTGAATATTCTTCACCCAATCCATGGCGACTTGTTCCATCGAAACGGGTTTATTAGGTACTCCGTGAGTATTACCAATACCATTGGTGACCAACCCTGCAGGGCAGTGATATGGGTCTTGTCGGCATCCTTCAGCGTTCCCGATGATTTCTAGTGCTACGGGGCTAACGCGCAGTTCACCCAGTTCCACTTGGTCAATGACGACATTGCCAACAGGTTGAGCGGTTTCTACTGCCACGCCCCTGTAATTAGGGCAATGGTGCCAAGAACAGAGCAGACGATCTTTTTACTCAGTTTCACTGACGGTGACTCCTTTTTCGGTGGCAATGCGCTGCATTTCGCGCTTATGCCAGTAATTCAAAACAAGGGCGATTAAGCCGATCACTAGCGATAAGGTGAAGTACCAGTGTTCAAACGTCATTTTGCTAATTCCCATCCCTAGAAGTGACATCAAGTACGCTAGGCCACTGGTGACTTTATCGAACCATTCTTTAAACATTCGAGTGCGTTACCTCCGCTCTACAAGTGACTGACAATCAATGCAGAGTTGGCAGCCCTTACTTGCTTCTCTTCGCGCTTCTGGGATTTGCTCACCACACTCTTGGCAATGAAACGCGCTCTCTTTTTCGGCATTTTGGCTAGCCCGTAGCAACTGGTTAGCCAATGCCACTTCGGTGAATTGGGTTTCTGTTCCGTTTGCATGGTCGATCAAATCCGTCATTGGTTTAGCCCTACTCTCCTAGTAAATGGCGAGTGTCTGCTTTGCTCAGAACCGGCACACCATCAATGTTCACGAACAGTGGACTAGTGACTAAGCCTTTCAGCTTGCGCTTTGATTTGTCAGAGCTTGAAGGATCAATGTTCAGAATGTCTTCTACCAACCATTTCACTCCAAAGAACTCAACCTTTTGTTCTTCTTCACCTGTGTTGGCGTAACACATCAGGTCATCTAGTGGTAAGTCGCTATAGCTACCAGCGGCTTTGGCTGCTGCATGGACCACTTTGAAATACTTGGCACTCAGTTCTACTTCGAGATCACACCCCACTTCACCATCGGTAAAACCATCAGGAATACCACCACTTTTGGATACTTCACTGGCGAAGGTAATATTGGCGGTTAGGCTTTCCACATGAACAAACTCACCCAGTAGGTTAATGTCGAAACTACGGCTTGAAATTCGGCGGCTCATTAGGCGACCTCCCCTTTCTTAACGGTGATGTAGACAGTGATTTTCACTGGGCAGTCATATGGCTGCACTTGCATGGCGATTTCCACTTCTTCGTTGGTTACCCACTTAATGCGAATGTCGCCTTCTTCTGGCGGTAGGATTTCACCAGGGTCGCCCGTTCGTGCCATGCGTCTTAAGTCTTGCGTGAAGTAGATTTTCGCGGCTTCGGTCGCAGCAGGTGTTGAGTTGAACTTACGATCTGCAATACGAGCAATGGCGCGAATACGCACGAAACGAGCGGCTTTCATAGCGACGCGAATGTGGCGAATATCTTGATAGTCACCACCTGGCACATCGAGTGTGTTGCCCGTTGTCCAGTATTGACCGGGGTAGTCTGGGTACCACATCGGCACTGACAATCGGTTGGTTTCGAGAGTTCTTAGGTGTGCCAGTTGTAAGCTGTCGCCGTTCTTGTCGGTCAGGAACTCGGAGTTACCCACCACTGAGCCCGTCATGACACGCGCAGGTGAATCCGCGATAGAGACTTCACCATTGGCCATTCGCCCGACACCTTTGCCAAAGGTATCTAGGTCTTTATGAAGCGTTGGGATCACAGTGACATACTCACTGGCGATGTCATTCGTAATGGCAGCACATACAGCGACGTACTCTTCCCAACTTTGTGCATTGGGTTTATCAAGACGACAAATAACAAAGGTTTCGCGGCCGAGTGAGGCTTTTAGCTCTGTGCGCAAGGTGATGGCCGATTCGATGAAGGCCTTATTCGTCGCAGGAATATGAATAGCTGTGGCTTCAAAGCTTGAAACTTCGTTGGCTTTTTTAACCGCGTCTTGCCAGTTGTCGCCTTGGTCTAAGATGAGTACACCTGCCGTCCAGTTCTGCTTAGCGTTGAGCTGCGAGGCTTTAAGGTTAGCCAAATATTCTGCACTGGCCTTGTCTAGCACTTCGTCGAGGTCACTGGTTGAATCAACCATATAGAGTGGGCGTTCTTCGCCTGTGACAGTGCCGTAACCCACAAATAGGAAGTGGTTGTCTACAGTGGCGATAGGCCCTTGCATAAGGTTTTGAATAATGATGGTAACGGTAGGCCATGCCATGGTTACTTACTCCTATTGCGTTTGAGTTCTCGCTTAATCATCATTGCCATACGTTTAGGGCTAATTCCGATCAGCTGTCGTTCTGGTCTTCCTACTTGCCAATCTCTTGCGGGAGTTTTGTTCTCCAACTCTTGAATGGTCTTTGCCGCTTCCCCAAGTGTCATATTTTCTGTTATCCACTTGAGGGTTGGTTTCTTGCCGCGCTTTTGCCTACCCTGAGGCTTTAACCTAAAACCAAGATCACGCAGTTGTTTGGCTTGGTCTCGGGTGGCTTTATCATCTTTGTTAGGCTCTTTGTTCTTTTTCGCCTGGCGCTTTCGCTTGGTTAAACCACTTTCTTCTGCAATACCATGGTGGTGTTGGTATGCCACTTTGCCTCGGGCAGTGGGCCAACCCACAAATAAGGTTCGGTTACTATTACGCTGAAAGTGCTTCACTTTGCGGGTGAACCCCATCAGCATTTTTTTTCGTCCAGACTTTCTGCCTTTCCATTTCGTGCCATCAGGATTGCTTTGAGTTCTGATGTTCTTTTTGGTCTGTTTGGCGAGCTGAGCCCCCAATTTTTTCAGCAATCTGGTTCTGGTTTTCCTATCGAGCATGAGCGATTCTATTTGTTCTTTCGCTCTTAAAAAGCTGTGTTCGTCGGCTTTAATCTGGAGCATGGCTTATCACCACGTCGCGTAGTTTGGTTGCCGTCCAAATGTCGTAATCTTCAATTCGATATTGTTTTCCCTTCCAGTAAACTGGACCTTGTGGGTCTTCAATCACTTTCACGGGCTCTTCAAACATCACCTCGATGATGATCTCTGCACTGTTGTTATCTTCAAGCACCACTTCGACTTCTGGATCACTAAGTTCTGATAACTGCTCTTCGCGCTCGTCGTCGTTGTCCATTAGCCATGCGCCTACGTTGGCGAACAGTACAGCAGGGTCGATTTTCTTGTATGGGAAGCGGTCAAAGTAGAACTCGGCTTTGTATCGCTGAACCATTAACTGAAAGCTATCGTTACCCATGAACTTTGGTGCAAGCACCATTTGCACGTCTTGCATTTCGGCGGTCATGCGTTTAGCAATTTTTTCACCGACCCGCTCTTCAATAAAAGCTTTCAAATCTCGCAGTTTGTAACCTGCTTGGTATTGGGGCTGTTCGTTAGGTAATGGCTCAGTCATATCAAACCTATGGTTGCTCTGGTTTTACCGTTCATGGCGCGAATAATTCGCGAGCACTCTGCCAATAGTTCGTTTTTGGTTTCGACGCTGCGTTCTGCTAGGTGATCACCTTCTTTCTTTTGGTGAACAGTGCTGAAATCTGCTAATAAGTCTGCTTTTGCTCTAGCGAAGACAGCAGCTTCGTAGTGAACAACCACGTTGTTTTTGCCATCCACCATGGGCAGCGATTGAATATCGGCGGCTTTGGCGATGCCTTCTGCCTGGTATTTGGCTTTAAGGCTGTTTAGTTCTAGGTTGCAGGCACTCACTGCGTTTACTAAGGCATAGGCAATACGCTCGTCATCTTGTGCAGGGGGTGTGCCTCGTCTGCGTTCAAAATCGCCTGCGTTGATGTCGGGCCAGAAACCATCATTGGTTATGGTGGTGTCTTGATAGCCGTTGTTATCGCCTGTAAACATCGCGGTTCCTTGGTTCAAAATAGGGGCGCTCTAGCCACTGGGTCGACGGTATTACAATGAACCACGCGGGTTATTGTTACCTCGCCAGCCGAGCGCGGTGGCGTAGGAGCTCTAGAGGTTCTTACCCTCTTGAATCGCTTTAATGCGCGATTTCACTTCTTTAACTTTTGTGGTCACACCAATTTTGCTGTGCTTGTCTTCGGCTTGCTCCATTAGAGCCAAAGCACGTTCAAGGTTTTCAGCGTTGCCAATGCTGCTTGGTTTCACTTTGCCATCTTCATCGGTTAGCAAGGCGTAAGCAGCGAACTTGAGCCACTGAGCATGTAGTTGATTTGGCACATCCCATTCAGCATCAACTAGCTGCTCGTTGATTTGCCCGTAGTAAGGTTCGAATGAGTTGCCTTTTTTAGCCTGAACTTCAGACCATTCAAGAACACTACGAACCGCAAACGTAGGCCAATTGCACTTTAGGTTTTCTGGTGTTGGTAGGCCGTTTTCAATGGCTTTACAGCACCAGTCAATTGCTGTGTCTAGGTCTTCTGCATCAAACAACCACACAATAAGATCAGTGAAGATTGGGTTTTGATACGCTTCGCCTGCTTCAAGGTAGGCTTCGACCATTGGCTTATACTTAGGAATAAGCACGTTACGTTTGTGCTCTACCTTTTTGTCGATTGAGGCAAACTCTTTTAGCGCGAGTTTGTCTTGCTCGAACTCAACCAATTGGATGTGTAGGCTGTCAGCCGATGCCGCTAACTCTTGGCTAGCAACTGCAACAGCCGTGGCATCGTTTCGTTTGACGCGAAGCAGTATCGCTTCGCGTTGTTTTTTAAGTGGGCTTACCATGGGCTAGTCCTAATGCACAGTCACAGTTTCAATGGCTGCAAACTTATCTAAATCACCGATCGCATAACCTTCCATACGTAACCAAGAGTTTTCGAACTGCTTGCGGTCTTCTTCATTACGCGCTTTACGCCACTGGGTTCCTTCTTGGTCGAGTACCTGAAGGTTTTTCAGTGAAGTAATCATGATTTGCTTAGCAGGGAAGTAAGGCGGTGTGTATGCCTTCATGCCTGCAATAGAATCAGATAAGCTCTGTGCCGCTTCGTGCTCGGTTGGCTTGTCAGCCGCTTCAAGTAAGCGGTGCTGCTCTGCGGCAACCAGGTCACGACCAACTAACACCACTAAGTCTGGTGATTCTTGATGCACTTCATGAATGACTTGGTTTTTCAGATCATTAGCGAGTGAATCAAGGTTTTTGAATGAGTCTGCCACTGCGCCTGTTGGGTCTAAGTCAGCACTTGGAAGCACTTGACCTGGCTTCTTCTCTTTGGCGATTTGCAACCAACCTTTGTTGACGTCTTGCCCTAATGGGTAAGTAGTTGGATCAGTTGTTTCCGCTACTGAAACACCATGAAAACCAACACGCAAAATATCTAACGCGAAGTTGCGAGTGATCGCATTGTTCATTAGCTTGGTGAAGTCACCAGAAGAACCCGCGTTTGCCCATTGAGTTAGCTGTTCCCAAGTGATGGTTGCGCAAGAGTCGGTCTCTACCAAGGTGTAAGTATTGCCATCAATACCCACTTTTGAGCGGAAGCGACCATCTTTGACACGACCTGTTAATAGTGCACCTGTACCTACATCAACCACTTGACCACTAATTTGCTGCACAGACATAAAGCTGAGCATGCGCAAGAACGAATCAGAATGCGCGATGGCTAGACGCAACTTTGTTTCAATCGGAGGCGAGATAGCAAACTGCTTCGATACATCCGACCCTTCGACTACTGCACTTTTTTGCAGCGTTTTGCAGTAGGCTTGAATTTGTTTAACCGCTTTAGTCGTCAGCATGATTACAGCGCCTCCTCTGTAGATTCAGATGAACCTTCTTCGCCTGGGCGTTGACCTGGTACTTCTTCAGATAGAGCTTTGAACTGTTTATCAAGCTCTGATTGTTGTGTGATGATGCCGTCTAGCTTTTCGTTGAGTTGAGAGAACTGCTCAACGGTAACGCCCGTCATTTCAGGCCTTTCAGGCACTTCCGGTTGTTCAGGCTTTTTTAAGTTGAACTCTTCCGCCAACTCCTGCTTAAAGCTGGTTGAAAAGTTACTGAACTGCTCTTTTAATGCAGCTTTAAGTTCTTCTTCGGTCACTTTGGTGTCCTCTGGTTCCGTTGGCATTTCTGGCTCTTGTTTGCCAGAAGAGAAATGAGTAAATAAGGTGCTGATCGCTTGAACGAGCGAGTTAGGTTGGCACTCTGAAAAGTCCAAATGTTCCAATCTATCGCTTTCGAGTGTTTTCATATCTCCGTTTTGAACACTGAACTCAAGGCGTGATGTTCCGGTAGAGGCTGGAGAGTCAGTCACAGCTAGACCTTTGAGGTAACACCTTCCTTCACCCTTGTAATCAGGTTCAATCTCGATAGAGGTAAATAGTTTTTGCCCTAACTTGTTAGCGGCCAGCAAAAATTGGTTGGGAGTGATTTTGGCGAACAAGCGCATTTTTCCGTCAAGCTCTTCAGCTTTGACTTCTTCTACAGTTCCCCAATTATTACCAAATCCGCCAAAACGGTAATGTTCAGGCCAAATCATCGCGGTGTACTCTTTTGGAGAATAACTTTCTGCCATCTCAGTGAACCATTGGCGAAGCAACTTACGCCCGTCAATAGTTGCACCTTCAGTTGCTATGATTTTCCAGTCACTTGCTTTTGGCATTTCTCGTACTCAAATTCGTTAATAACCACTCGATGTGAACTAACAATACGCCTTTGAAATAGTCGTTTCAGCCTCTTAAATTCTGAAGAATTCGGATACGGGCCATATCCGAACTTATCCGAATTTTTGTTTGTGAATGAGGGTGTTAAGCAGGCGTATGATGCGCTTATGGCTTATTCAAACAAGATAAAGGAAGACGCGAAACAGCTTTATATTCGCGGCGTTCCTCCAAAACAAATCGCTACGCAGCTAGAGCTAAACAGCGACCGTATTGTGTATACCTGGGCGGAGAAATTCGGCTGGGCATTGTTGCTCGATGAGCTTTCTGTTGAGCAGATGGTCAATCGCCGTTTGGCGGTGTTGATTGATTTGCCTGAAAAGTCCGATCAACAGCTTAAAGAGATGGATAAGCTGATTGACCATCACGTTAAGCTGTTAAAAGCGAATGCCGATGCAAAAGCAAAGGTAGAGCGCGCAGCTCAAGCGGCGAATGACCCCCAACCGGAGCGCGGTGGTAAATCTGGCAATGGTAAGGCTGCGAGTAAAAAGCGTGGGCGCAAGGTTAAGAACGATGTTGGTGAGTTAACCAAAGAGAGTTTTAAAGCGTGGCACGATTCACTGTATGCGTTCCAAAAGGTAATGCGCGAGAACTTACATCAGCGTATTCGCAATATTCTCAAATCTCGTCAGATTGGTGCCACTTATTACTTTTCAGGTGAGGCGTTAGAGAACGCGATTTTAACTGGCGATGACCAACTGTTTCTTTCTGCTTCCCGCGCTCAGGCTGAGGTGTTCCGCACATACATTATTCGCATTGCCAAAGAGTTCTTTGATATCGACTTAACTGGCAACCCGATTGTGTTATCAAACGGTGCGCACCTTCGCTTTCTTTCTACCAATGGTAAAACGGCTCAGTCCTATTCTGGTCACCTGTATACCGATGAGTATTTCTGGATTGGGCAATTTGCAGAAGTTAAGAAGGTCTCTTCTGCAATTGCGACCCATAAGAAGTGGCGACGCACTTACTTTTCTACTCCATCCAGTAAAACCCACCCTGCCTACCCGTTTTGGACGGGTGATGAGTGGCGACAGGGTAAAGAAACCCGCAAGAACATCGAGTTCCCAACCTTTGATGAGTACCGCGACGGCGGCAGGCTTTGCCCTGATAAGCAGTGGCGTTACGTCATCACCATGGAAGATGCGGTCGCACAAGGGTTTGACCTGGTTGATATTGACGATCTGCGCGACGAATACAGCGACAACGAGTTTAAGAACTTGTTTATGTGTATTTTCGTCGATGGTGCGGCATCGATCTTCGAGTTCAACAAGGTTATGCGCTGCATGGTCGAGACAAAGCAGTGGCAAGACTTTGACCCGAAAGCCAAGCGCCCATTTGGTGCGCGTGAGGTATGGCTAGGCTATGACCCATCACGAACCCGTGACAATGCCTGTTTGGTTGTGGTGGCTCCGCCTGCTTTGCCTGGTGAAAAATTCCGAGTGCTAGAAAAGCATTACTGGAAGGGGCTCAACTTCCAATACCAAGCCAAGCAAATTGGCGAGGTGTTTAAACGCTACAACGTGACCTACTTAGGGATTGATGTAACAGGGATTGGCGCAGGAGTTTACGATCTGCTCAGCAAGCAGCACCCCCGTGAAGCGGTTGCAATTCACTATTCGAACGACAACAAGAATCGCCTTGTGATGAAAATGATTGATGTCATTGACGAAAGTCGTTTGCAGTTCGATGAAGAGCACAAAGATATGGCGATGGCGTTTATGGCGATTAAGCGCGTGGCGACGAACTCTGGCAACAATATGACGTTTAAGGCAGACCGCAGCGAGTTGGTTGGTCACGCTGATGCGTTTTGGGCGATTGCTCACGCAGTGATTAATGAGCCGCTCGATCACTCTTCCCCTACTAAATCTAAATACGTGATGGCGAATGCAGCATGACAGAACAAATGACAACAGAACAACTGAACACATCCCAAGAGAAGAGCATTTCTTGTTTTTCGTTTGATAACGCGCAGCCTGTAAGTTCGTCCGATTGGCTAACCAACTACAGCGAACTGTACTACAACGATATGGACGATTACTGGGAGCCACCCGTATCGCTAAAAGGGCTTGCTGATATTGCCAATGCCAATGGTCATCATGGTTCTTTGCTTAAGGCACGTTCTAATTATGTTAGTGGACGATTCATAATGGGTGGCGGCTTGTCGCCCGATGAGCTTAACCGTGCCAGTTGGGATTATTTCGGCTTTGGCCACTTTGGTTTTTTGAAGCTGAGAAATCACTTTAAAAAAGTGATTGGTTTAACACCTCTACCCATGATGCACATGCGTAAGCGCAAGAACGGTGATTTTGTTCAGTTGCTTCGGGATGACAAAAAGAAAATCTATAAGGCCAAAGATGTGATTTTTACAGGCCAGTATGACCCACAACAACAAATCTATGGGTTGCCTGATTACTTAGGCAGCTTGCAAAGTGCTTTGCTAAATAAAGACGCGACACTGTTTAGACGCGCTTACTATAAGAACGGCGCTCATATGGGTTACATTTTTTACACCAGTGACCCTAACCTCAGTGAAGAAGACGATCAGCGTTTGCAAGAAGCACTGCAAGGCGCAAAAGGACCAGGTAACTTTCGCTCGATGTACATCAATATTCCAAACGGCAAAGAGAAAGGGGTTCAAATTATTCCAGTTGGGGATATTGCCACTAAGGATGATTTTGAGCGAGTTAAAAACATTTCGACCCAAGACATTTTTACTGGTCACCGATTCCCAGCGGGTATGGGTGGGATGATGCCACAAACAGGTGCGAACATGCCTGACCCGATCAAAGTAAGCCAGATGTACGATAAATACGAAGTTATTCCAGTCTGCAAGGTGTTTGAGCGAGCGGTCAACAGCGACCCTGAAGTGCCCAAGCACTTGCACTTAAAGTTCGATTTAGACATTGCAGCAGTTTCTTAAACTGTACAAAAACACAGCCATTACAGTAATATTAGAGGGTCAGTCAGTAATGCTAGGTCATAATATGAAAGTACTTTGTCAGTGCGGTGAATCTACGTTCATCAATCGTGAGGAACAAACCGAAGAAAACACCGCGGATTTGCTGTGCTCGTGTAAAGACCCAACATGTGGTCATACATTTGTTAATTCAGTGGCGTATAAAAAAGTGTTAAAGCAGTCTGCTTTACATTTAGGGATTGGGGCAACATTCACCAATGGTCGCGTTATGTGTGGTTGTGGAGAGCCTGCGATCATCAATAAAACGAACAGGCTTTCGACAGGCTGTGCAGATATGTATTGCGAATGCAAATCTTGTGGACACCAGTTTGTTATGTCTTCGTACTTTAGCCACTCGCTGAGCCCATCAGCAAAAACGACCAGCGAACTGGCCATTTCTTTAATTAAAGCATTACCGCCACAACAGCGGCACGAGCTCAACCAACAGCTTTCTATGTTCTAAAAACTGGACTTTCGACCTCTGAAGCCATCTCGATAATACTCAAGATGGCTTTTTGTTTTTCTGCATCCAAACTGCCTTTCATGTCTGCCAGAATCAATCCCGATATGTACACACCTGCTCGTTGTGTGAGTTGGTTTGACTCGCTAGAGGCAATTCCATCTATAACGAGTTCAAGTGCGGCAAGTGTGACTTGCTCTCTATCGTAGAGCTGACTCAAAGCTATTTCTTTTAAACCAGACATTTAGCCTCCAAACTGACGATTTTACTGTATATTAATACAGTAGTTTTTGTCTAACAAATTTATTATTGAATTTTGTCGCCTATAATTTTTGTAGTGCGACATAAACTCTTACCTAGCCCGCGCATAATACAAAAGGTGCATAACCACGAATTATATGTGGATCACCATTCCATAAAGGCTCGTCACCGTTGGCATATAAATCGCAACTACTAGTCAGAAATGACTTAGGAATTTGACTCTGTGCCTAGAAAAAACAAACAATTAGAGCCAGTAATTGAGTATTTAATCCAATTAAGGGTAAAAAACCGCAAAAGCCAAGAGCAAATTGCGAATCAAATTGACATCTCGCTTACGTCTTACCAGCGCATTGAACAGGGAAGACGTGATCCAAGACTGAGTGAACTACAAGGACTCTTTAAGTACTACGGTATTACTTGGTTAGATTTTGCTTGGGCTGAACTCGGTAAACGGTCAATCAGTGATGTGGATTTGTCGGCAGCTATGAAGCATGTCCCTCTTCATATCCGCCAACCAATACTTGAGTTGATAAAGGCTGTTAGTGGTTAAGCCGCTACCCTTTCTCTTTCAACACCGACATTTGCTTCAACCAGAGCTTGCGCCACTGGCGGACACACTGCATTGCCACATCGAGCAACCTGACTAGCTTTAGACAACTTCTTACCCTCACTATTGCGAGAGATTTTATAGTCTTCTGGAAAACCTTGTGCCGCAAACAACTCATGTGGTTCTAACATGCGCATACCAATATCAACGATTTGATACTCTTCACCTCTAACTGTGACCAAACCAAAGCGGTCTTTTGTAGTAACGGTACCTATTGGGCTATCACATGCCTCACCGTAACTTGTGCCGTAGTACTTGAGTAGAAATGCTCTTACCTCACCGATATGAAAACCACCTGCAGAAATGGTATGTACTGGCTCATCGGTACCATGGCCGATATTAGTACCGCGCATCTTTACCATATGGCTAGTGACTAACGCATTGTGATCAGTCGTAGTTACGGTGTGCAATGGCTCCTCGATGTCAGAACCACTAACACCAGTAAAGTGCTTTGCTATAAACGCTGTTACCAAAGCAAAATGACCACCTTTAACTTGAGCACATATAGTTCGTAAAGGTTCGTTTGCTGGCATGTTTCTTTGACTCGATGCGTTTGCGCATTCGGTAACAAATGGAGTAACGCAATTTTCTGGTACAACAAAAGGGGCATCCGAAGAAAGCACAAACTTGTCTAACCCTTTAGCTATTCGCTCCATTGTCTTTTCCGCTAATGGGCGTTTGCGGTTAAAAATAGACTTAACAGGGATAGACCAATCAATAATATCTGCTGCAGAAGCGAAAGGTTTTAAACCACTCCCATCAGGGCCATGAGTTTTAGCCGGCCACTCGATTGGCTGACCATCATTTCTGGCGACCATGAAAAAACGCTTACGTATTGTAGGAGCACCATAATCGCAAGCGTGTAGAACTTTGTAATCTAACTGGTAACCTAGCCCTTTTTGTAAGCGGTCATAGTGTGGAAACTCATCCCCCAAAGCTTCGCGAATTTCTTCCCAAGCAGGGTGCCCTGCTTCTAAACCTGTGGTCAAAACCTTAACAAAAGCTTCGAAGGTTTCACCTTTCTTCTCTGGATCTGGTTTGTACTTGCCCGGCTCCACCTCTATGACCGGACCCCAAGTAAGAAACTCATCAACGTTTTCAAGCATAATTAGCCGAACTGGAACCATTGCAGCCCAACGAACGGCAACCCATGCTAGGCCGCGGATATTTTTATCTACAGGACGACTACCTTTAGCCTTTGAGAAGTGCTTACAATCCGGAGAGAACCAAGCCAAACCAACCGGACGACCTTCACATGCTTCTACTGGGTTAACATCCCAAACCGACTCGCAGTAGTGCTTGGTTTCTGGATGGTTTAGCTTATGCATATCAATAGCGGCAGGGTCATGGTTGATCGCGATATCGACATGACGATTTAATCCCAGCTCCATTCCAGTGGAAGCACCGCCGCCACCTGCAAAGTTGTCTACTACAATTTCACCTGGTGATATCATTTCATGTTCTCCCTACGCTATCGGCCAATATTCTTTAAAGCTGCGTAGTAGGCTGCGCCTTGCATCTTGATAGCGAACTCGTTCTCTTTTTTCGATAACACATTTTTTAGTGCTAATTGAACTTCCAAGTCTGTCGCGTCATCACTCATCCTCGATACAAACTCTTCAATTGAACCACTGAGCACATTGACTAGCTCCATATCTAAGTTTTCACCTTTCATGTTCCATCTCACTCCTAAACTAACGGCCAGTCGTCCCCATCAGGGAAAATCGACAGGTCGGGTTGTTGATACTCTTGTGGTTTGGGTTCGGTGAATACCTGGTCCCAACCTTGGAAATCCATCCAACTTGAATCGTCTTGACGTTGGCGGCTTACTTCTACCAGCTGCGCGGGTCTTCGGTTGCCGCGTTCGTCTACCTCCGCAGGTCGGATTTGGATACTTCTTTCGTCATCAATGCGCAGTGAGCTGCCTTTTAACAGTGCGGCCAACGCGGCATCGTCAATATTTGGTGGAGATTCCACCACTTTCTTCTCTATATCTAAATGAGAACGAGGTTCTAATAATCGGGTTAGCCGAGGTTCTAATAATCGGGTTAGCTGATCGCAGACCTGTACTTGATCAGGCTCCGTACAGTTATTGACAGAACTCCGAGAGGAGCCAGAGGCTCCAAAAGCAGTCGCTTCGCTCCCAAGAGCGCCAGTCTCAGCATCAGCGCTATCTTTTGGCTTTTTGATGATCGTCCAGACTTTAGTGCGGGTTTTAACGGTTTCTTCTGGTGTGGTGAAACCTTCAATTTTGCGAACGTCTTCCCCATGAGGTGAAGCAAAAGGTAGAACCTGATAAGAGTTCACGATCAGCAGATCGTCACGCTTAACGAACGGGCCACCCTGCCCCATGATGTAACCTTGCCAGTTACCATGGTCAGCCGCCGCGAGTGTGCCTGCGATTCTTGATTGCTTTGAATCGCCTCGCGCTTGATAGCTATCACCGATCACTTGCATCAACTCTTTGTTGGTGATTAATTTACTTGGCTTGATAGGCCCAACCAGATCACGCTGCAGCATTGAATAGATAGTGAGTAGGTCGACACGCTCTTGCATGAAGAGGTATTCCATAAACGCTTTTTTGTTTTGGTTAGCAAAACGGCGTAGCTCACGGTAAGTCGTCACCGGCGCACCACCGAAGAATTGGAACTGGCGAATGTTCCAACGGCTTTTCCAAGCACTGACATTCTTAGCCATAGCTTTGACTGACTTTCCTGTTTCGTCTGAAACCTCGTCATCCATGGCATAGCCATCAATATTCTTAGAGATGTATTTAGCGATGTAGCCCGTCGCTGTTCCTTGCTCTGGATCGATAAACCCCACATCACAGCGCGGCGTGTAATCTAGGTTTAACGTGGTTAACCCTTCCTGCTTAATCGGCCAGACTTGTACTGACTCTGGCAGCTCAACATGAGGACGACGACTAACTGGCTTAACCGTCAGGTTGTTTTCGTAAACCTTTTTGTAAACTTTAAACGGGTTCTTAGCGATTGGTTGCACGTAATTGAAAGGAGCAACGAACGGCCACTTCTCTTTAGGCAACAGCTCCTTGCATTCTCGCATTACGGCATAGCGAATAAAGATATCGGTTATACGCAGTACATCTTGGGGTTTTACCCAAAGAAGTAGATGCCAATGCGGTGTTCCATCGTGATGAGGCTCTGCCACTCGCACACCAAACCAACGCAAACCCAAGCGGCCTAACTTGGCGCGGATTCGCTGCCAAACATTGTTTAAGTATGATTGCGCTTCTCTGGGACTTGCCCCATTCCAGTGGTCTATAAAGCCACCTTTTTTATAGCTATTGTGGAATTGAGAAGGTGTAGTCAGGGTGAGGAATAAACCCTGCAGCCCGAGTTCGTTACCAATGTTTTCGCAGCCACGGCAACGGGTCATCAGTTCATGGCGACGAATAGCAGGGTTAGACACGCTTTTCAGTACCATGTCTTTTAGCTCGGTTTGCTCTTCGGTTTCTTCATCGAACAGCATCATGTTTTGAATGGCTTGCCAGTTTTGGGTTTGCTGCTCTTGGTGCTCTCGAACACAATCCCAACTCGCATACGGTGAAGCCTTGCTAGAGACTTGGCCCATAGCAATGGCTAGGTGTTCGCGCATGATTTTTCTTGCTTTGGAGAGGCAACGAAACCACCACTTTTCACAGCGAGTTTTTGAGATGTGCTGGAAGATGTTTTCAGGCTTGAGCTTTTTGCCAGCACCCGGCGGTTTAATTCCAAACCCTTCGATGAGTTCAGCCGTTTGGCGATACATCATGAGCGCGGCAAATTCTTCCCCCTCTGGGGTGTCGCAGTCTGTATGTTCAGTGAGTTTGGCTTGGTAGTTAACCACGATGACCGATAGCTTGAATGCCATCTCTTTGAGTTCATTTTTTTCTAACTCTGCTAGTAAGCGCGATTTGACGGGTTTGCGCTTGTCTTCAACATCTTCAAAGTCAAATGATACTTGGCCCTGCTGTAAGTACTCTGGATCGCGATGCTCTGTAAAGAAAGCGGGATGAAACGGGTCGTCCTCTTCTCCGAATTCTTTAGACAACAACGCTACCTTTTGGGTGGTTGGCAGGTGCTTATATTGTTCGAGCACCATCAATGCACGTTCAGCGGCTGGAGCGACTTTAGTGCGAAGGAATGAGTTTGCTTTTTGGTATCCTTGTTTTTGATAGAGGTCGACATAGCGACCAACAAAGTACTTGGTTAGATAGTCTGGGAGGTCTTTGATTTTTTCAGAGATCCATTCGAAGTCTCTTGGGTTTGTTTCAAATAGTCTGCGTTCGATTACGCTTAAATCATCTCGCTCTACTAGGGCTTTGGGGCGATAACTTGGCACAATGCAAGCGTCCCTCTCGTCTAATGCAACAAGAGGGGTTCGCCATTGAAATTTTAATGGTGTTAAGGGTTGGTAGTAGAAACTCAAGCAACTATCCCCAACGCTAAGCGCCATACAGGAGACATAAGATCCGGGAATTTGATGCCTACAGTTTTCTTACTGACTCGTTTTGGTTTACGGGCGTTCACTACTTTGGCTTTGGATGCTTTGATACAGGCAACCGCTTGGTCTATGGTTCTGCCTTGCTTCAAATAGTTAAAGATGGTTTGTTGGCTAACTCCCACTTTCTTGGCGATTTCTCTAACACCTTTAGCACCATTCCATTCATGTTCTGATTGCCCTGCATTTAACTCTCGTAGGTCGCCCGTTCTAATTGCTTGCTCTAGGGTTAAACCTTTTCTAATTCGGCCTTTTAAAGTACCAAGAGGAACTCCATTTGCTTTCGCGATTGCACTTAAGCCGCGAACACCATTGAATTCATATGCTTGAGTTGCTGTTCTCATGCTGCCACCTCATGACCAACTGAAACGATATGGCTTAGCCCTTGAGGAATATCGAAGCGGTTGCCGTTATCCCAGATAAACCAAGCGTATTCACACGAATCTGAACCACCGCCCACAAAGCGAGGACGAGGAACAATGATTGGGCACTTTGGCGGAAAGCCGATTTCAAACCAGAAAGGCAAACGCTTTTTAGAACCTAAATAGTTAACACGCTGCAGGTAGGCCATTGTCCCGTCTGTGGCTAGCTCACTTAGGCTTTTGCGAATGAACTCTTCCGTTAGTGAAAACGGTGGATTGGTGATGATCACATCTTGGGTACCGAAATCAGTTGTTAGGTAATCAATACCTTTTTCGATTTCAGCAAATGACTTTTGGCTTTGTGGCAAAGCTATCTTGTCGAAGATTGCGCCAGTACCGTAACAAGGTTCTAAGAACTTATCGGTTGGGCGAACGGTTAACTTTGATAGTAATGCGTCGACAACCTCTGGCGGTGTTGGGTACAGCTCACGAGGTTGCACTTTTCCAGTAGTTGAACTCATGCTTCCACCTTTGAAAAATCAACGATGAATCTTTGGTCTAACGTAGGTAAGCGGTCGTTATGCGCCCCTCTCTCCATTAGCCTTTCTTTTTCAATTGTTGGTAGCGTAATGTCCTCTACTCGATTGACCATCACGACATCTTTGTATTCATCTTTAAGCGAAATGTTTTCACCACGTTTGTGGTACTCGCATATAAGAAGATCCATACGAGGTTGTGTATTAACGGGCGGGTCAATTCTGAAATCTGTAAGCCAACGGCTTTCAAATTCAAACTGGGCATATTGCATAGTATGGTCGTCACTGATCGCATCAAAATCAGTGTCAGCGACGATGTAATTAACTCTGTGAGTAAGTATCTTCTCTTGTTCACCTGTCCAATTGGCACACTTAGCTTTCCAGCGTGTAATCACTGAGAAATTCGTTAGTTGCTTATCAACCTCCAAGTACAGACCATGCATTGCTTTGCGTCCCACCTTTCGACATGCAACATGGTAGGATTTGTTTGGAAATGGTTTTCTAACTACAAGGTCTTTACTACCCGTTAGAGTCACATTTAGCTCTGGAATCTGAACGTCGATTAATTCCAGCTCAACATTCGAATAACGATTCATTATTTGTGGTACGAGGTGCAATAACATTACGCTTCCTCCACTGGCAAACTAGCGACCGTTGCACAAGAAGAAAACGCATTCCAAATCGCTGAAACGTACTTAGCTTGGAACTTCGCATCATCTAGCGCGGAATGGTGGACACCTTGACGGGTAATTGTTGTTTTCGGGTCAATGCCAAGAATCGAGCGTCCCATTTCAACAATGGTTCTCACGTCACGGTCATTCCAATGGGAAAAGTGAGGTTTGATGCGAACAGCTTTGAAAGCATTAGCCAAGATCACGTTGTCGAAGCCACTGCCATTACCCCAAACTTGAATATCTCTTGAGTCACCAAGATCAACAAACCATTGATTTAGCTCAATCAATGCATCTTTCAGTGTCGACTTAGGCGTATCTCTCAGGAAGATTGAACGCGCTTCTTCACTCTGGGTAAGCCACCAAGTTACTGTCGATGCATCAATATCGCTGTAGTAAGCAGAGCTATTAAGATTCACCACTACTTCAAAATCAGCGCCAAGTGCGCCAGTCACAGGCGAGAACACAACCGCACCAATGGAAACGATCGCAGCATTACTTGTGTTACCCATGGTTTCTAGGTCTAACATTACGTGTGTGCTCATGCTTCCACCTCTGCTTTTGCTTCGGCTTTTTCACGAGCTTCAATGATCAGCTCTGTTAGTTGGCTTTCGATTGAGAGGAGTTTTTCGAGTGCACCTTCTCTATCAAAACGCACATCTTCGTTTATCAATCTGATGTGCGGGTGACCCTCTTGGTAAACCGTATCAATAGCGAGAGCGTGCACATTGAACTTGCTTACATGTGCTAAAAAACTAGTAAAGATGTGAATCACATCTGTATTCGCCATGGCTAGAACATTGATAGCATTAACGATGTCGAATACTTCTCTATCTGTGTTCAGACCACTCAGTAGCTTTTGCTTACTTGCCAAGGCTTCGGCAGGTAAATCTACGTGGCCAATTGAACCAACATTGCGATTAATAACTTGGTCATTGAGGTTAATCACTTGGTCTATGAGGTTTATTGCTTCGGTTAGTTTTTCTCGTGTATTCATCTTCTATGCTCCTACGCTAAGACGAAAAAAAGCCCCTTCCCAAAGGAATACAACGGGGGCAAAGGTTGGCTAGATTTAATGGGTGTTACTGAACTGGTAGTGCTTGAGGCGGCGAACGTCGCCTAATTGGTTGTCAAAATCGACGGTCAATTGCTTCATGTAGCTCATACCAGTGCGAATTTTTTGCAGCTCTATATCATCGAACGATGAAAACTCTCGTTGGTAATCTTTTGCGGGTAAGCCACCTGCAATAAGCACTAAACCTCGGCTTTTGTCTGGCAGCTCGTTAAACATCTTTTCTAACTTGCGGCGTGTCGCTTGCCCGTTAAACAGTGCTTTGGCATTTGCAATGCTCTCTTGCACTGGCGGTATGTGTTTTAGTACTGGTTTTTCAGCCAACTGATTCATGGGTATGACTCCTTAGGCGATGCCGGGGATTGGAGCACCATTAGCCAAAAAGTCTGTGCCCATTTGTACTAAGGGCTGCAGGCCTGTGGTGCGGCTTTCAAGATCATTGATAAGTAGAACAAGATTGCCCAAAGCAGCTTGGGCTTTAGCGAGTGTTTTGCGTTTGGTCGATCGCGGTAAGCGCTCTGCAGTGCAGATGTTCATTGCATTGCTAGAAAGCTCACCAGAATCGGCAGAGAGCTGAAGCACTCTCTCTAGATAGTTTTTTGTTCTTCAGGGTTCTGAGGAACGGGAATGGTTACCACGCCATCTTCCGCGAAGAGTGTGTTTGGAATTGTGTAGTCACCTGTTACTCGACAAATCATCGCCAAAATCGGTGCAGTCAAATGACGAGGCTGAGCGGGATTAAGCATGTTTCTGAGAGCTTGACCGTCTACCCCTATTTGTCGTGCGACGCTTTCTAGGTCGTGATTGACTGCAAAATCACAACAAACGGCGTCATAAGACTGCTGTTTGCGTTCACGTAATTCATATATGGCGTTGTTCATCGTCATAAACCAAACTCTTATAAGAACGGAGGTACGAGAATGACTGCCCACGCGAATACGTGTAGCCACAATGGGCAGTAGTTCTTTGTTGGAATCAAGGAGGAAAAACGCATGTCTTACCCCAACTTCTCAATCGTTTCGCGAGCAGCGATTTCGTACATGGCAACCAAATTCACTTCTGGGTTGTTACCCGCGTTGTCTTTGTTTCGTATGATGATTCGGCCGTCTTTGACCATGTCGCCAAAGGTGGAGTTTGGAATTCCAGTCAGTTCTTGAAACTTGCGTTTTGGAAGAAATGCGATCAAAGGTGGTTGGGCTAGTAACTGCATAGTGATATCCTGACTCGTTAAATGACAATTCGTTTGTTTTCGGTTTGATACGGTTGGTAGCGGTACATTTCGAAAACAACAAGAGTATTGATCCGAAATTGAATACAGTCAATGCAATTGAGTATTTATTTTGGGTGAATCACATAATGAGATTATGACAATGAGTACAAAGATTGAGATTTTTGAGTACTTGAGAGGAAAACCTTTCATTGAAAAACTCAAGGAAGTCAACAATGTAACTGCACTAGACGACCTCGCTGAGGTTTACTCTATCCCCAAAACGACATTTAGTACTTGGGGAACTAGAATGAAAAATTCATATGAGCTTGTTGTACGTACTCACCTGCGAACTGGAATTCCAGTTCATGAACTGATTCTTCCTGCCGATGTTTCTTTAGATGAGATCCACCCGACTTTCTCAAAGCATTTAGACGAGGTGCCGCACAAGGTTGAAGAGACTCAAGCTGCAACTTATGTAGGTTCAGTGACCACTCGCCAATCTAAAACGGTTTCGCTAAAGAGCTATTGCCTATCGAACGGTAAGCTACTCGATACAGGTGAAATCCCATACCCAGTTAGAAGAATGAATAGCTTTGGGTTAGATCCGTTAACGACTGTTGAGGTTGAAACGAACGAGGCGATCTATTTGTTAGATGAGAGCTCAACTGATGCGGTGAGCGGTAAGTATCTGATTGATGTCGATGGCAGGCTTTCTTTTAACCAAATACAACGATTACCAGGTAGAAAACTTGCGGTTGGCTTTGGAGACAGCACACTCGAAGTAGCAGAACACGATATAAAAGTACTTGGGCGTGTAGCGGTGACACTAGGGAAAAATTAATGTTAGAGCAATTGGCTGAAATCTCAGGCTTAAAAGCCAAATTAGCTAAACACCTAGAAGACCCTGTGAACTGGGTAGAATTTATAAGGGCCAGAAACCTGACAAAAGAAGAACAAAGGTTCTGGCGCGATCACTTCAATTTGCCTCATACGTTTGATGGTGAACTTGAGGCATAACTATTTTTAATTGGCTAGGAGAATTGATATGGATTTTATTTGCACTTATGTGAACTCCGTTGGATACCCGAGCACACAGCATTTGAGCAATGCCAAATTTGATAACCAAGATGAGCCTATGTATGTCCAAGGTTGGTCAGTTAATCACGACAGACCTGTAACACTCAGGTATGATCGCGTTATTCAGGTTTTTGCTAGCACTAGCGAAGCAGAAGACGCCCTTGCACCGCTCAAAGAAAACCTCCCCGAGTATTCAAGAACAACCAATGCCAATTACCTTTCGAGCCCTTCTACAACTGACATCTGTTTCACTGGGTTCAAAAAGGCAGATAAAGAACAACTAGTTAGCAAAGCAATTGGTGCGGAAATGGTTGTTCGCAAAGATGTGGTGAAACACCTAGATTTTCTTTGCTACGGCTATAACGCAGGCCCTAAGAAATTGGAAAAAGCCTTAAGCCAAGGTGTTTTCATTCTAAACCAAACTCAATTTGAAACTATGTTGGAAACGGGCGAAGTGCCAGAGGACATCTAACAACTTGTCTATAAGAAACCTAAAAGACGGCAGCAAAAAGCCGTGGTTAGTGGAGTGTTACCCAAACGGGCGCGCAGGTAAGCGCGTCCGTAAACGCTTTGCCACTAAGAGTGAAGCCAGTTCTTTTGAAGTTTACTTGATGAAGCAAGTAGACGATAAACCTTGGCTTGGCGATAAGCCCGATCACCGTAGGCTTAGTGAGCTGCTTGAGGTTTGGTGGCAGGTGCATGGTCACACCATCAAGTCAGGTAAAGAGGTTTACCGAAAAACGGCACTCACTATCAAAGAACTGGGCGACCCGGTAGCCTCCACCTTTACCGCTCGGCAGTATCTTGAGTTTCGGGCCAATCGAGTCAGCCATTTTCACAAAGACGATAAGAAGTCTTTGTCTCCTGTTTATCAAAACTTCCAGTTGTCTTTGTTGCGCGGCATGTTCAGCCGATTGATTAAGTACAAGCAATGGAAGTTGCCCAACCCGCTAGAAGACTTGGAGCCAATCAAGACCGATCAACGTTCATTGGCGTTTTTGGCAAAGGCCGACATTCACCCGTTTTTAGATCAGCTAAACGAATTTGGTAATGGCTCGGTGAAAACAGTATCGATTCCTCAGATAGTGTTGGTGGCTAAAATCTGTTTGGCGACTGGCTGCCGAATTAGCGAGGCGCTTTCATTGAAATGCTCTCAGGTTTCCAAGTACAAGCTGACGTTTACCGAAACCAAAGGCAAGCGTATTCGCTCGGTTCCTATCTCTGAAAATCTATACAGTGAGATCATGGATATGGCAGTAAGTAAGCATGAGGTATTTTCTACCAAATACGGTTCGGCCCATCACTACATCAAGAGAGCCTTGCCCGACTATGTGCCAGATGGTCAAGCCACTCACGTTCTAAGGCATACTTTTGCCACGCACTTTATGATGAACCGTGGCGACATTTTGATTTTGCAGCGAATTCTAGGACACCAGAAAATAGAACAAACGATGGCCTACGCACACTTCTCCCCAGATCACCTTATTCAAGCTGTGCAGCTTAATCCGTTAGAAAACTAA